CAACTACGGTGGATCGGCTAACACAGGTAAGACAGCTATACTTGAAGAAGGTATGGACTTTATGCCTAAGATGTTACCGAACAATCAAGCACAGTTCTTAGAGTCAAGACAATTTTCTATAAGTGAAATTGCTCGTATTTTTAGAGTACCGAACCACCTTATAAATGATTTATCTGCTGCTAGTTACAACAACATAGAAGCACAGCAAATAGACTTTGTGGTTCACACTATTACGCCTTACGTAAAAAGAATTGAAACTGAGTTAAACTCAAAACTAATTCCGTTTAAGAAGCAAAATACACAATACTTTAAGTTTAACCTAAACGCTTTACTTAGAGGTGATTCTAAGTCACGAGCTGACTATTACAGAACTCTAGTAAACATTGGTGTGTTATCGCCTGATGAGGTACGTTCATTTGAGGATATGAACCCGATGGGTGGAGAAAGCGAGAAAGTCTATATGCAATCGAATATGATGCCTTTAGATAAGCTAGGAGAGGACACATCTAGGGAAAGTATTAACAATAATATTAAAGAAGATGAAGATGAAGAATAATAATAAAGAAGTTAGAGTGTACTCACAAGCACTTGAGGTTCGTATGGAAGAAGATTCTGACGAAATCAAAGTGACAGGTTACGCTTCTTTGTTCGACCACGAAAGCAGAGATTTAGGCTTCAGAGAAGTTATCTCAAGAGGTGCGTTTGATGGTCGATTAGATGACAATGTAATTTTAACATTTAACCACGATATGAACGCTATCTTAGATAGAAATCACGGTGGTACGCTTAAATTGTCTGTAGATGATTTAGGTTTAAGATACGATGGTACGTTACCTAACACAACGGTTGGGCGAGATGTCGCTGAACTAATGCGTAGAGGTTTACTTTACGAATCTTCGTTTGCCTTTACGGTAGAGGATGACGAGTGGAGTAAAGATGGTGATGTAGCAAAGAGAAATATCAATAAGATCGGAAGGTTGTTTGATGTTTCGATTGTTGGTGTTGGGGCTTACTCCAATACTGATGTAGCTTTACGTTCTTTGGAAAAGTTTAACAACGAAACCGAAGAGGTTAAAGAGGAAGAGGTAATAGACCTTTCGAATATTAATTTATTAACTAATGAGTTAAAACTCAAAAGCAAACTTTAAAACAAATGAAAAATTCAGTTGAATTAAAGCAAGAAAGAGCAGGTTTCATTACAGAAGCTAACGAAATGCTTGAACTTTGCAAAAACGAAACTCGTAACTTTACTACTGAAGAGCAAGTATCTTACGATGAAAAAATGTCTAAAATAGACGAACTAAAAAAATCTATCGAAATGATTGAAAGACAAGAAAAATTAAACGCTGAGATTGCTTCTAAAGTAGTAGCACCAATATCAAATGAGCCAAAAGAAGTAAGAGATTTTTCTTTCTTTAAGGCAATCAACGATTTCACTAACGGAAAGTTAGATGGAGTAGAGCGTGAAATGCACGAAGAAGCTGTAAACGAAGCTCGTTCAGCAGGTACTTCTATTGCAGGTTTAGGTATTCCTTCTTTTATGTTAGAATCTCGTGCTAACGAACCAACTCAAGGCAGTTCAGCTATCGCTCCTAGAAACGTATTAGGATTTGCTGATGCGTTGAGAGAAGCGTCTGTATTTAACAGAGTAGGTGCAAACATCTTAACAGGTTTAAGTGCTAACACAACTATTCCTGTAACATCTCAGCAAAGTGTAGCTTGGGCGACAGGTGAAATAGCTGCTTCAGCAGATGGTGGAGCTGATTTTACTAAAGTAGAATTAAGTCCTGTTCGTTTAGCTTCTCACGTTAACATCTCTAAAATGTTGTTAGCACAAAATGGAGCCGCAGCAGAACAAGCTATCATTCGTGACTTAGGTCGTGCTTCAGCAGGGGCAATCGATGGAGCTATTTTCTCTACAACTGATGTAGCTGATGCACCAGGTTCATTAGGAGCAACATCAGGTGTTTCAACTATAACTTCAACACCTACATATGCACCAAACGCTTCTATATTTGAAGATTTTATTTTAGCTGAAGCAAAATTAGCTGAAGTAGGCGGTCTTGAAGGAAACTTAGCTTATGTAGCTCACCCTAAATTAATGAAAGATTTGAAGCGTTCAGCTCAAGTTCTTGCTGTTAATGCAGGTATGCAAGGAAACTTAGTAAATGGTTACCAAACTTTCTTTACTAATGGTTGTACTTCTGATGCAGCAGCATCGGCTGATTTCTACTTTGGAGATTTCTCTAAAATGTATATGGGAATGTTCGGTGGTTTAGACATTATGGTTGATCCTTACTCGGTAGCAATCAATGGTCAAACTAGATTGGTGCTTAACCAATATATGGACTGGGGCTTCGCTAATCCTTCAGGATTTGTTAAAGCAACTTCTTTATTAGCTTCATAATAAATAGTTTTTAATTAAAGGGAGTCCTTCGGGGCTTCCCTTTTTTAACCTTTTTCACTTTTAATCTATGTACTTAGACCCAAATTTAAACATACAAGGCGATTTAGTTTTAGTAAACGACCCTACTACTAAGGTGGTGTCTTACGCTGATATTAAATCACAGCTACGTATTGACTCAAATGATGAGCAAAATTTGTTAGAAGCGTATATAGATGCTGCTACTGATATGGCTGAGAACTATTGTAATCGCCACTTCATAACACACCAATACAAACTTTACTTTAACGAGCAAGTCGATAAGGCTTCGTTAATATTTCCTAATTGCACTTTAGAAGAAGCAGGTTCTAATAAGCCTGTTAATTGGACAGATGCAAGTGGGTCTGCTCAAAGCTCAGATAAGGCGTATATAGACGCTTTCTCTAACCCTTCCTTAGTTTACCTTAGTTCGGACTTTCCAGGCACTACGCTTAAGGATAATGCGGCTAATACGTTTTACTTTTGGTTCAACACAGGGTATGGTGCGGCTAGTACAGATGTACCTGAAGCGATTAAACAAGCTATCAAGTTAATTGTAGCTGATATGTATTACTTCAGAGAAGATAGAAAGCGTCAGTTTCCTATGGCTTCTCAAATATTATTACAACCTTATAAGTGTTATCACTAGATGGCGTTTATAAGTCAAATAAAGGCAGGTGACTTTAACATTCGAGTAGAGTTAAGGGACCTTTCAGCTACACAAGATGATTTTGGCGGTGTGACTAATACTTACGCAACCGTTCATACTATGTGGGCTAATAAAAATGTTAAATCTCTTCGTGATGTCGAGGAGAAATTTCAAGGTAATGAGCTACAATCTTACTCTAGGTTTGTGTACACAATCCGATATTCTTCGGAAACAAAAAACATAAAATCTAATTGGGTTTTAAGAGAGGTAGGAACAACCAACGATTTAGATATTATTGGGTACGTAATTGACCCAAGAAAAGAATTTATAGAGATATTCGTAAGCGAGGATTTACCAACTGAATCACCTGTATAGATGGCTAAACCTACTATAAGTAAGAGTCAACTTATTCAAGTTAAAGGTATTGAAGATGTTAAGAAATCTCTAAAGAAATTAGGCGAAACTGAGAAGAGTTCTCGTAGCTTAATAAACAAAGCACTAAGACCTGCTGCCCAAAAAGCAGTAAAGGCTCTTAAAATGAAATATAAGCACAGGACTAAAAATAAAGTTCCTGGACAAAGATACGATGCTGCAACTAAAAAACAAACGGTTGGTAAATCTATAGCAGATTCGATTGGCATTATTACAGCTCGAAGGTCTAAGAAGCCTGGTTTATTTGTTGGAACAAGGTTAAAACACCTTAACCAAACTTCAGTCAAAGGTAAAAAGAGTAGAAATTTACCTGCGATGTTGTTAAACGGAACTAAAGAGCGTTTTCACAAAAGCGGTAAATCTACAGGAAGAATACAAAATCAACCTAACTTCTACAAAGAGGTTATAGATCAAAAAGGTGCTGATATTTCAGCCACAGCAGAAAGAGATATATCTAAGATGCTAGATAAAATGTTTAAAAAAGCAGGATTCAAATAGACGTATGTTTCAAGATATAGGAAAAGAAATAATATTAAGACTCAACGCTACATCAGCTTTCACAACAGCTAATGGTGGTAGTAATAAAGTCTTTCCTGTGATTATACCCCAAGGTGTAACATATCCTTCGACCACGTTCGAGATAACCAACGTAAGCAACTTTATGAGTAAAGGCAGCTCGTTGAACTCTTGTGACGTATCGATTCGGATAGCTTGTTTCGCTGACGTTTATTTAACAACATATAGTCAAGCTAAGGCAGTAGTAGAAGCCTTAGATTTGTACGAGGTGGACTACACCGAAGATGGTGTGACTTATACCGCTAAGTTTAGGTTTGAAACCCTAGATGATGAGTATTTTAAGTCACCTGAAAAGTTCTACAAAAACGTAATATTTAATTGTTTAATAATCAAAAACTAAATAAAAATGGCAATTTTAAACGCAACAGATGTGACTCTTTCAATAACTCCGACAGGTGGTTCTTTGACAGCAGTAGCACATTCAACTTCAGCATCTATATCTATGAATATGGACCTTAGAGATTCTACAACTAAATCTTCAGGAGGTTATCAAGAAAACCTAGGAGGTTTACGTTCTTGGGAAGTAAGTGGAGATGCTTTTGTTGAAATCGGAGCAGGTGATGGTAACATTGAAGCTCTTTGGAGTACTTGGGAAGATCAAGCCGCAGTTATAGTAAACTTTGGCGCAACTGATATGATTTACTCAGGGTCGGCTCTAATAACTTCTATTTCAATAGACGCAGGTGTAGAAGAAAACGCAACTTATTCTATTTCTCTTACAGGTACAGGGCAGTTATCTAAATCATAGTATTAACTTTTAAATCCATTAATTATGGCAATCAAAAACGCATCGGATTTATTAGTTTATAAAAAGTCGCCTGCTGACGTAGCTCAAGTAACTAGAATTAGAGTTTTAAAAGTAAGCCCTTTAAGTGGTAGTGGTAATATTAAAATTCTAAACACTACAACTAGTGCGGGAGCAAACGTAGCTGAATTAACAACAGCCGTATCTGGAAATACAGGTGCAGCGGTACTTGGGGTGTTAACAAACACATTAAACTCAAACGGTTATAGTGTTCCTGTTTCTGCTGAAGATGATGGAGATTATTTTTATAAAGATTGTACTAACTCTTTTGCAGGTGACGTAAACACTTTTAGTATAGTAGATGGTACAGCCGAAATAGAGGATGGTGCTATAGAAGTTATCGTAATACAATCAGGTGAAACACTAGATGGGCAAGAACCTATTGCACATAGCACATCGGCTTCTATTTCATTTAATGAGGACTTGAGAGATATTACCTCTAAAGATAGCGGTGGTTATCAAGAGAACGCAGGTGGTTTAAGGTCATTTGAGTTGTCATCTGACGCACTACAAGACATTAGTGCTGACTTAGACTTTAAAGAGTTCTACGATGATGTTCACGAACGTAATGAAGTGATAGTAAGATTCGCAGAACGTGACTCAGGTGTTAAATGGGAAGGAAGTGGTTTTATATCAAGTCTTTCTATGGATGCAGGAATCGAAGAGAATGTGACTTACTCTGTGACTATAACGGGTACTGGGGTAGTAACAAAAGGTACATACTAATAAATAAACACAAATAAAAATGAAAAAGGTAGAATTAGGCGGTCAGGAGCGACCAATCAGATTTAGTTATTTATGCTTAAAAGAAATCTGCAAAAAGTTAGGTTTAAAGCTAAACGAATTAAATCAGTTAGGATCGGAAATAGACCATATCGGAGTTATCGCTTACTTTGGTTTAAAGTACGGAGCTAAGAAGATAGGAGAGAAGTTTACTTATAAAATCGCTGATATTGAAGAGTGGTTGGATAACGAAGATTTTTCTAAAATATCTGAAATATTCGAAGCGTTCCAACTAGACCAACCTCAAGGCGAGGGAAAGTAGTTGAGGGAGAGGAGATAGATTCTGACGAAGGAGATATTGACTGGGACAAATTAGAGCAAATCGGTTTAGGGATGTTGGGGTTAGGTTATGATGAATTATATAGTTTAACCCCACGTTCTTTTAATAATCGCTTAGAGGGCTTTAAAATGCACCAGGAACAGATGTCGCAGAACCAATGGGAACAAACTCGAGTCGTATTGATGGGGTGTTTGCAACCACACTCAAAAAAGAATCTAAAGCCACAAGAGATATTACCTCTTCCTTGGGATAATAAGTATAAGCCGAAAAAAGAGATAGCTTCAAAAGAACACATACAAAAGGTTCTCGAGAAATACAATAAATCTAAATTTAATAAGATATAAAATGGGTGTATCAGTAAAGACCATCTCGATAATTGTCGCAGCTAACATTAAAGGGTTAGAAAAGGGGATGGGTAAAGCTAACAAGAGTTTAGCTAAATTCGCTTCGGGTGCAGCTCGTATGGGTTCTTTACTTACTTTTAGTGTTACAGGACCTCTAGCCGCTTTAGGTAAATCCGCTATGGATACATTCGTTCAGTTTGAAAGCGGTATGAGTAAGGTCGGTGTAGTTACAAACGCTACCACTGAGGAACTTAAAATGCTTACATCAGAAGCAAAGCGATTAGGTGCTACAACTGAATTTTCTGCAACTCAAGTCGCTGCATTACAACTTACTTTAGGTCGTAAAGGTTTTGATCCTGAAGCTATCAAAAATATGGAGCAATCCGTATTAGATTTATCTTTAGCTACAGGTGAAGATTTAACCTTAGCCGCAGATGTAGTAGGAGCTTCGATAAGAGCTTTTGGTAAAGATTCTTCTGAAGCCGCATCGGTAGCTAACACACTAGCTTTAGCTTCAGCAAATTCTTCTATAAAATTAAGCACATTTAGTACAGCATTTGCTAACGCAGGTGCTTCTGCAAGTGCAGTAGGAGTAGACTTAGAAGAATTATCTGCTATGATGGGTGTCCTTATGGATAGTGGTATTAAAGCATCCAAAGCAGGTACAGGTCTTAACTCTTTATTTATTACCCTAAAAGAAAAAGGTATTAGTTTATCTGACACTTTAGATATGTTATCTGAAGGTCAAATGGGTTTAGATAGAGCAACATCAATAGTAGGTAAAAACTTTAGTAAACAACTACTAATACTATCTAAGAATAGAGATAAAACAAAAGAACTTACAAAGGAGTATAAAACCAATTCATCTGCCCTTAAAGAAATGGCAGATAAGAGATATCAAACTGCTGCGGCTAAACTAGCTAAATTAAGTTCGGCTCTTGAAACATTAAGAATAGAATTTGGTGCTATACTTTCTGAAGCTATCCTTCCTATTGTAAAAAAGTTAACAGAATTAACTCAAAAATTTACAAGTTTAGATGGTGAAACTAAAAAAACTATAGTAACCGTAGCGGGTATTGCAGCCGCTATTGGTCCTCTTTTACTAATAGTAGCAGGAGCAACATCAGCTTTTGGGTTTTTATCTAGTGCTATTGGGTTTTTAGTAAGCCCTATTGGGTTAGCTATTGCTGCTTTAGTGGTATTACCTATTGCTTTAAAATATATAATAGATAATTGGGAAGCATTTGCTGAGAGATTAGGTGATTGGAGTTGGTGGCGAAACGCTATTATACAAGTTCTTCAATGGACATTAAAATACAATCCTTTTAGTGTAATATTAAAAGGAGCCCAAGGCTTATACGATTTTTTAGGTATAGAAGCCGAAGTATATAACCCATTTGATGAGTTAGCAGAGAGTCTTGAAGATTTAAAAGTAGAAACAAAAGATTACGAACACGAGTTTGGTGACGTGATGGATTCCATTAAAGATGGAATGAAAAACCTTAACATAGAGTTACCTAACATATTTGGAAATACAGGTGGCGGTGATAATGGAAAAAAGAAAAAAAATGAAGAAAAACAACAATTCGTTAAATCACCTTTTGATTTTAGCGAAGAATACGAACAATATTTAATACAATTAGAAGCGGCTAGAGTAAAGACTCAAGAGTGGTCTAACGCAATGAATCAATTTGGGCTAAGTATAGCTACAAGTTTTGCTGATTCATTTGCAAGTGTACTTGTAAGTGGTGGTAATTTATTAGAAGGTTTAGGTCAAATTTTCGTAGATTTAGGTAAGCAAATTGCTGCTATGGTAATTAAAGCTGCTGTACTAGCTGCCCTATTAAGTATTACAGGTCTAGGTGGTACAGCAATGGCTTCAGGAGGTATATTCTCTAAAGGGTCAGGATTTAGTAATATCTTACAAGGATTGATGGGTGGTGCTTTTGCCGATGGTGGTAGGCCTCCTGTAGGTAAGATGAGTCTAGTAGGTGAAAGAGGACCTGAACTATTCGTGCCAGGCTCAAGCGGAACGATTATACCTAACCACGCTTTAGGCGGAGGAGGTGCAGCTGCAATTCCTGATGTAAGAATAAGCGGAGATGATTTATTGATAGTGTTCGATAGAGCTAACAGAAGAAAAGAAAGAAGGTAGTTTATGGCAACTTATGGTAAGTTAAGAGAAACAAGAATATTAGGTCAAGCAGGTACGACTTGGTACGTTCAACTTTGGAAGAAAGATTACACAGGTGACCCTATTTCTATGGATTTAGAAGGGGAAGGATTTACTTGTAAATATACTGGCTCAGGTGGAACTAGAAATAGAAGGTTTATAAATTCTGAGTGCGTTTTAAACTTTATAGTACAAAACGATACAGACGAAGCGTTACTTTACGACATTTTAGAAAAGGGAGATAGAGAGTATTACATTAGAGTATATAAAAACTCTATATCAAGAGATAATATTTGGTGGTTTGGTTGGGTACACCCTTCTTTCTCTACGTTTCAAAACACACCATATCCTTACGGATCTAGCATTATAGCAACTGACTCAATAGGTACTTATTCAAAGCAAGCAGAATCGGCTATACCTAGTGCGGAATTTTCATCTTCTTTTACTATAAACGAACACATTAAAGACTTTGGAGATGACGCAGGTGTTTATAATGTAGAAACAGAAGAAGTAGAAAATGGTAGTTTCTTAGTAGATACTACAGGATGGACTTTTGGTTCGGCTTGGTCTTTAGATTCAGGTTTAGGTAAAATGAATTTTACAGGGGCTTCTGCTAATTACTTAAATTCATCAAGTGGTGGTATTAGTGTAACAGCAGGTCAAGATATTTCTATATCATTTACAATTCAAGACTTAGGAGAAAACGAATCTGTGTCTTTATCTTTTAGAAATCAAGGTTTACAATTTTTACTAGGCACATCTCAATCAACTTATCAATTTTACTCTAATGGTAATTATGTTGTCAAAGGAGCATCTTTAGTTAGTGCGAATCAATTAAGAATTAACCCAACTCCTATATCAGACTCAATTAACTTTAGATCGGAAGAG